TCACGGAATGGCTTAGCGAGTGCAAGCGCGACACTCAGCCGTGGAAGTCTCACCCACGACGTATGCTGCGCCATAAGGCGCTCATACAGTGCGCGCGCGTTGCGTTCGGGTTCTCTGGTATCTACGACCCTGACGAAGCCGAGCGCATCGTAGAAACGATCTCTGTAGACGCTAAGCGTATAGATCCGCGCGGCGACCTGTCCAATGTCGATAACGACATCTTGATGGAGCGCTACTCCGATATCGTCGATCTGCTGAATCAGGACAAGCAACCTGAGCAGATCGCCGAAGATCTGCGGCAGTACGAAACCGAGAAGCTGCAGCCGTTCCAGGAACTCTATATGAGCGTTCTGGACAAGCTGGCGAGGGAAGGCGTTATCACCAAGGCCAATTGGAAAAAGTATTTGAAGATCAGTCTGGACCGTGGCGAGACTCACACGCCGTGAAAGACCAGACTTTCCATTTACTGATTGGCGAGCGCAGCTTGACACGAATCGTCGCTGTCCTGTCTGCGCTCGCCAAGGACGTTGAATGGGTCATCACAATTGCGAAGCGCAAGAAGGAACGCACAGACGATCAGAACAGCTCTCTGTGGGGCGTGGCATATAAGGCGCTGAGTGAGTTCACTGGCCACGTGCCGGTTGAACTTCATGACCACTTTCTGCGCGCTTACTTCGGCGAGGTGGAGTACGAGGTATTGGGTAAGGTCTACACCAAGCCTAGCCGCACGACTACGACGAATGAGGCTGGTAAGCGCAGTTTGCTATCCACGGCTGAGTTCAAAAGATTTTACGAATTCATCCAGGCGCAGGGATCGCAGATGGGGTGCTGGGTGCCAGATCCCGATCCTCGGTGGAAGGAATATCACGAACTGGCGGAGTTCGAGCGGCGTGTAGCATGAAACACAGCACGTCAAAACCGACGAAGCTACAGCAAGCCCGTCTCGATGCGCTTCACGCCATGCCCTGCATCGCATGCGCGAAAGAAGGCGAGTTCGCCAGCAAGCGCGGTGAACTTCGTCTTGGCCAGCCAGGAAAAACTGAAATTCATCATCTCGTTGATAAGGGTTATCGGATTCACTCAGGCGGCCATGACGCGACGCTGAATCTTTGTCGCTGGCACCATCGTGGAATCTGCATCGAGTATGTGACGGCGCGCGAGATGAAGGAACTGCACGGCCCATCCTTGGCTCTGCATAAGCGCGAGTTCGTGGCCTTGTACGGCAGTGAAAGAAAGCTACTCGCTGAAGTCGATGAGCAATTGAGCAAGGGGATAGCAGCATGAACTCCGAACTCGCCACCGCCTCAGCGCATCGAGATACAACCATGACAACCGACGAAGAGAACTCAGAGATTTGCCTGAAGCTGTTGGGGTTGAAGCGCGTCGGTACGCGTTACTGCATTCCTGGTCCAAATGAGATTGTATGGTCGATCCCATCCGAGATGATTACTCGCTCAGGAACGCCCGCCTTCACGACCTGGGCCGAGCGCGGCTTGATCATCGACGCTCTACAGCGCGAGTGGCCCGCATCGAAGCACGCATTGAAAGACATAGGCTGCTGCATATTGACCGGAATTCTAAACGAACAGGATGTGCGTCGAATCGCGCTGGATTACATCAGGAGCCTGCCATGACCGCCCGCCAACGCCTACGCGCCCTACGCCGCGACCGTGACCGGCTGATGAGACGCAACATCGAACTGGTGCTCACAGTGCAAGTGCTGGAAGAAGAGCTGCTGGCGAGGGCGGCGGTGCGGCAGGTGGATGAGGGGCATAGGGCGAGGGTGAATTGAGGCGCAGGGGGCGTTATGGATTTGGCAAAGTTCTGGGGATACAACCGCAAATTACATTGCTTCCTGTCACGCCGATGGAATAGGCCGCAGGATGTCGATGATCTCGCGCAACAGGTATTCGAGCGGCTGTGCAAAGTGGATGACGACAAGATCGTCGAGAAGCCGCTCGCGTATCTCTACGGCGTGGCCTCGCACGTGCTGGCGGATCACATATTCGAAATCAAACATCGCTCTTGCATCGACTGGAGCGAGGATGTGGATGAGCACATGGAAGACCCTGAATGCTGGATGCTGGATGACATGGCCGAGCGCTTGAATCTGCAGCAGCAGATCAACAAGGCACTGGCGCAGTTGCCCCCGACACATGCCGCAGTGTTGCTGTGTCACAAGAGGGATGGGCTGTCGTACACGGAAGTGGCTGAAAAACTAGGGTTAAGCGAGCACACGGTCGCCAAGTACGTCACGCAGGGCAAGACCCTCATGCGAACAATTTCCTGGGAGCGCTAAGATGAGGTATCGAATCGTCATCGAAACTCAATTCTACGTCGAAGCCGACAGCGAGCGCGAGGCGCAGGAAAAGGCGCTGAAGCTGGTCGATGCATCCGATGTTTCGGCAACTGAGATTGGCTATTTGTACGACAGGAATGAGCCGAAATGATCGACACATCGAGAGTTGACGCGCTGCTGGAAGAGCTGAATAAGATCGCCACGGACGTGCATCAAGGTCGATGGGGCTTGCCAATGATGGTCGGCGCAAAACTCCGCGCCGCCGTCCAGCGCTGGGCGCAAGGTGAGATGCAGCCGACAGCGACGCCGGTAACAACTCCAGTTTGCGACGCCGACCTCCGATTGATTTTCGAGCACGGCGAACCGAGCGGCATTCGGGACCGCACCGGATTCCTGTGTCACTTCAGAAGGGTTCCGAAGTTTTCCGGACAGGAAGAGCGGTATCGAACGGAACTGGCACAGCGCGCACGGCTGGCGGACTTTCTGCTTGAGTCGTTGAAGCGAGCATGTCCAACTAAACAACGTCGCGTTCGTGACTTTCTTTAGGATGATGTCAATGAGTGAGCAACTCACCTCGGAAGACTTGCTCTCTCGGCTGAAAGAGCAAATCCACCAACGCCGCGAGAATCCCAGCGGGAGCTTCATCACCTTGACTGCAAACGAGATGAATGCCCTCGTCGAGTGCGCTGAGGCGCTGAAGGAACTATCAGGCATGTACGCCAGTACGTGGGATCGCGTTGACGGTGCGCTACTGATGACGGATTCGGGCGTTACGCGTTTCGAGTCCGCGCACCAGAAAGCCCGAAACGCCATCAACAAGCTGGAGGGTCTGTAATGGATGCTCCGCCAGTCAAAGAAGAAAGCCTAGCCCTAATCTCCCTCAAGCACGACACCTGCGAGTGCACCGAGAAATGCGCGCCTTGCCGTGCCGTGCGTCAGATGGCGATTGCCGAGATTGAAAAGCTCACCGCGCAGCGCGATCAGTACAAGCGGAAGCTGACAGAGGCGCAGCAGTTGGCGGTGAGGCAGGGCAACGAGATCCGAAAACTGAAGCTGCAGCTAGGGGCAGCGCGAGATAGGGGAATCGCATGACAAATGAGCCGCTCGACTTGCCTCCAGTACTCGACGCTTGCTGCGGGCCTCGCATGTTCTGGTTTGATCCCAAAGACCAGCGAGCCCTGTTCATTGACAAGCGACAGGAAGTTCACGCGATGGATGTTGGCACACCAGGGACGCGCGGACGCAGTCCTGCTGTCATCGCTCCGGACGTGGTCGCGGACTTCACTGCAATGCCGTTCCCCGATGAATCCTTCTATCTGGTGGTATTCGATCCCCCACACGATGCCAGCGCAGGACTTACCGGGTGGCTTGGTCAGAAGTACGGCAAGCTTTCTGCTGGTTGGCAAGACATGCTACGCGCCGGATTTGCTGAGTGCTTCCGAGTCCTGAAGCAAAACGGCACGCTGGTCTTTAAGTGGGCCGACACACATGTGCCGGTGTCACATGTGCTGATGGCTACCCCGCACAAGCCGCTTTTTGGATCAAGGCGCGGCCGCCATACGCATTGGTACGTTTTCATGAAAGGTGCCGAATGAGCGAACAGCCATCATCGAAGGAGCGGTTCCTTGCCGACTTGGATAAGGCAATCGCTGCATGCAAGAAAACGCTAACTGGCAGGCTTGGCATGTCCCTGGAGCAGTTTGAGGCGATACGCGCATTCGTCGCGACATCCCACGAACCCTCCTGCCTCGCCTGCGAAGACCGGCCGGGGCCAGCGAACGATCCGTGTTTGGTGTGCGGTAGGTCATCGCACGAACCGGAAGCTGAGCCAGTTGCATGGCGACGACTGATAGATAGCGCTTACACGCTGCGTCCGGAATGGCACTACACGGATCAACAGCCAACTATATCCCTAGAGAAATGGGAGGCAGTGTATGCGCGGCCAGCTCAAACGAAGGGAGCATCGCAATCGCCGCCTTCGGCTCCATGCGACGACGGCCACGAGCCAATCAGGTACTTCGGCAAGGAATGCCCAATCTGCGAAGCGCTGGACGCTGGCATGCGAGAACAGTCGGCGCAATCGCCTGGGCACTGCGCCCCTGTCGCGTACAGGCTGCGGCGCAAATCCGATGGGATGGACTTCGGATTGTTCCATGCTGCTGAGGCGGCTGATGAGAGCCGAGAAGAATTCGATTTTTTTCCACTGTATGAGCAACCGCCATCCGACGTTGACGTCTTGATGTCTCGCGTATCGCAGCTCGTCAAATCTGGAGATCTGGAACTCATTGTGAGCGATCTAGATTCGCCGGGGGATAGGCGAGAACTTCGATATAGATACCATTCATCAGCGCCGGGAGAGTGAGATGTTTCAAAAGTATCAACGTATCGGCGAAATCGAAGCACGACCATATGTCAAAGGCGATCAGGCTACGCATGAGATCTCTATCAGCGAGGCCGATATGAAGTTGCCTACGCTTGTCGGCGGCATGGTGGCCCGCAATCCCGACAACCACAACGATATGTGGTACATCGCGGCAGCCTACTTCGCCAAGCACTATGCAATCGCTACGTCGGCCCCACCGTCTGACGCTGATTGCATCTGTAAAGGCAACTGGCGCGCAATAGTTAAAGAAGCAGAGCCAATGATCGGAAAGGAATTCAGGAACACGGCTGGTAACACGTATCGCTTCTTCGGCGTCGTACATGGCGAGGACGATTACTACTACGGCATGGCGGACAAGAATAGCGTCCGCCTGCTGTCGTGCGTTGGTTCAATTGATGGGCACGGCTATCGCGCCCAGGAAGAGAGCGATGTCTAGCTGCGTGCTTTGTGGCCAAGGCTTTGCCAAGCATACATTGCGAGCCACTATCGGGTTCCACCCTCACCGCGTTCGCCTCAACTGTCCAATGCCAGAAAGGCCGTGCGACTGTGGATTGGCGAAGAATGTCAACGGAAAAGTATGGCACCGCGACGGATGTTCATCGTTGGAAACGAGAGTGATCTGCACCCAATGCGGTGGAAAGAAGTGGTTCGGTGAGATCCCGTGCTCTGCCTGCAATGCCATGGGCGAATCGACAGTTCTGAACTCGCCGGCTGAGTGCAGTTGTAATTTTAACAATGAGCCAGACGCCAATCGGCATGCGTCGTACTGTGCTCTGAACCGGTGAGCAAGGCTATGGAAGATCAAATCACGATTGACGGTATTCGTTACAAGCGCATCGACAGGATTGCCAACCGCGTTTCTTGTTACGGCATGTATGACTGCCATTTGTTTCACCGATTCGAGGGCGCGACGCCGGAAGAGATCGCGACCCAATGGCGCGCTCACAAAGACCCGGAACTCGGCGATACGTCGTTGTGTCCGGTCATCGTTCTGGAGGGCGACAAGGAATTAAGGCGCGTCGGGAAAATGGTCTTCAGAGAGAGCGAGCTACAGCAATGGATCGATGCGTGCAATGCAGATCCGGATATTCCGCGCTTGCTCGCGCAGCGTCGATGAGAGAAGCATGCAGCGACCGCGCGTGTATTTAACTAAGAAACGAGGAGGAAGTGTGAGCGAACCTAAATCGGAAGCACAGCTTTGTCCAGCACACATAACCATTGACCTAACGCCTGAACAGGCGCAATTGCTCGAACCTCATTTCGACTGGGCATCGGAAGAGTTCGTCAAGAATCGGCCCGGGATGTTGGTTGGCCAAGTGATACGACTTCGGGAATCCGGGCGCTTCTACATGGAGATTGGCTTTCTCTCAAACGAGAAGGCTGCGCTGTTCCAGAAGGCAGTGGCAGCCCTTAGTTGAGACGAAGAACATGCAAAAATTCTACATACCGATAGGCGCTGCCTCGTTGCAACCGCCCGCCGGGGATTATCAGGAGTGCTACGACGCATCGGATGTAGACGAGCGGATAGCGCGGTTGGAACGCGGCTACAAAGCACTGGCTGAGGTCGCACAGGAAACGAATGATCATTGCCTGAAGCTGGAGAAGGCGCTACGCCGGTGCCACGAGGTCTTGAGCGGACACGCCATGAACAAGCAAGAACTTATCAACGCGCTCGAAGCCATCGAGAGCTGCGGGCTAATAGAGCGCAGCTAATGATTGATTTAGATCCTGAGCTTGTACTGAAGAGCCCATGGTTATGGGATGAAAAGACCATTGCCTGGGCGCAAGAGCTTGTTGACAAGCGAATCGCCGCGGGCAAGTTACCGAGTCAGGAGAAAACATGAGCAATGAAGACATTGTTGTGGCTGAGATTCAGAAGCAGATCAATCGACAGGCCGAGGATGATCGATTACTTATCAACACTCTTGCGGACACGCTTCGTGGTGTCCTTCGAATACACGGCCTTAACGCGCAACTGGCGCTTGCGCTGGTTGGTGCTGAATTAGCGGCGCGCCCTGAGCGAGAAGTCAGAGCATGAGTAAAGCGCCCTCAGAAAAGACGCAACTGGTGAACGCCAGGCGTGAGATCAAGGAACTAACCTTCCGCTGTGTCGAACTGGCTAAGTCATCAGCTGAGTATCGCGCGAGAGCGACGCGTGCTGAACAGGATGTTGCGGATTGGAAAATGCGCTTCGACAAGCTGCTTGAGTTTCGCAAAGCCTTGCGCATCCCAGAGTGACTGCGATGACTAAGCGTACCGAAGAACTGAAGCGTAACTGGACGAAAGGCAGTATGCCGCCGTCGAATTACGCCGGCTGGCACGAGTGGGCCGAAGCGCAGGAACTTCACGGGCTAAAGCAGGGCAACTGCGAGAAGTGCGGCCGGTACGTGTTCCCGCAGGAAATGAACCTTGGCGCATGTTCTGACGCCGTTGAGTGCGCTCAGTTCGTAAAGAAACACGGCAAGCTTTCGCTTGCGCCACTTTTTTGAATTGCTGAGTAGCTCTATCTAGGAGACATGAGATGAACGAAGTGAACAAATGTGATTGCGAACTCAATGGCGAAGGCTGTTGCTCCAAGTGCTACGACGGGCCTGTCACCGACCTGACAGACATAGCACGATGGGAGGCTCACATAAAAATGGAGCGAGAGGCGCATGAATCGCAGGAAGGTTAGGAAGCTGCTGGATAGCGTCGCCGCTCAGCTAACGGCTGAAACAGACGCACTGATCGTTACGCTTAATGAGATCAAGAAAGAGCACGAGGCGAAGATGGATAAAGCGTTAACGGCGGAGCGGACCGAGGCCGCTGGCTGGCATGTCCAGATTGTTCGCAAGATCAATTACGCCATTCGCCAAGTACAGAGTTGAATTGCTGAGCGAGTCGCATGTTTAAAGAAGGTGACAAGGTGATCTACATGAAGTCTCAGCCGTGGTGCCGTGGTGGCTGGTGGAAAGAGACGCCCGCCACCGTGCTGAGTTGGAACCGGCAGACCAGTAGATACGCAATAAGATTGGATTCTGGTGGCCGTACTCGCTACGTCGCCTTTTATTCAATAAGAGCTGCCGCGACCGGCTGAGCTGAGCACATGAGCGAATGGCAGCTAATCGAGTCCGCGCCGAGGGATGGGACGCAGGTCATGCTCTACAAGAACACCGGGATATTCAAAGTGCTTGGCTTTGGGTATTGGGAAGGCGGTACCAGCTTTGTTAGCGGGTGGATAACGCGAGGCTTTCACGATGTGCCCGGCAATCTTGGGCTCGCAAATCCATCGCACTGGATGCCCATGCCATCCCCGCCTGAGGTAGGAGCGAAGCATGGCTGTTGAATATCTACAGTACATCAGCGCCGGCGAGCGGGATGAAATCGTCATTCAGCTCACGGGCGGCGGCGTGGCGGCGACCTTCATCAAAGGCATCAGCTCTGCGAACGTGGCGTACATCCTGCGAGACTTAGCCGATCGCCTTGAGCAAGGCGTGAACGAGCGCAGTGCGTCTGAACCAGGAGCTGAGTAATGATCTTCGCCATTTGCTTCGGCTTCGTTCTCGGCGTGAGCCTTTGCATAGTGCTTAGATGATCCATGAAGACACAAGAGACATCGAGGATCGTATTTACCTACTGGCTACAAACGCACGTGGGCAAGATAACGAAGCCTGCTTATACCTTTGTCGGGTACGTATTCGTCGAAGACCGTACCGACATCGCTCCTATGAGCAATATCATCACATCTGAACGCCAGTGAACCGGGAGGCCGGTCTGTGAACACCGAGAAAGACGATACCGAGAAGATGAGCAATAAGCAGCGCTGTAGCTACAGCGAGGACGGCGAGCCTTGTATCTTCTCTGCCGGGCATGACGGCAAGCACCACACGGCGTACGCCATCGCGGCTAGGCACTACCATTTCATCGTGGACGTGATGCACGACATGCGGCGGCCTGGGTGGATTTCGCGAAAAGCGCTCCTCAAGCAAATCGAGGAGCATCTGTTCCGGCGTGACAGTTAATATAACGGAGAAAACGATGCTTGTTGATATTGCCGATCTTATCTGTCAGAGCGATCCGCAGAAGCGAACATTCCGGCAGATCAACGCCGCAAAAGATCATGTTATACCCATCGGCGCAATGGTCGAGACAGAGGATGGCGAGCGGCTATTCGTGAAACTTCATACGCGCGACTGCGATCAATCGCCGCTTTATTCTCTCGGCCTGCTTCATGACACCGATGAAGATCCTATCCATCGGATGAAGTGGTATCACGGGTTTTGCGAAAGTGGACTCACGTTGGTAAGTTTCAATCCTCTTAACGCAAGTGAACCAGGAGGCGGCCAATGATGGATATACAGAAACTAACTGTATCGTCAGCCCATCTGAACGGACCTGAGCCATGACCTACGAAGACATCGCGCCGTTTCTGTGGTTCGGCTTCTCATGCGGGTGCCTAGCTGGTTGGCTTGGCCGCAGTGGGTTAGATCGCCTGGAAGCCTGGCTAATCAAGCGCGTCACGCGATGCACGCATCAGGGGTGAGCAGCTATATGGAGCGTCCACGGCGATGTGCGCTCATTTTTTGACATTCTCGCGATCGCGCCGCTTGTCCCCGCGGCAATGAATCAAAAACACACCGAACCCGACAATCGAATTGAATGCAGAGATGATCAGCGCCCACAGGGCTGCGGCTTCCTCACGCACGTCAGTCGTCGGCGAGTTTGGTCAGCCGCTTCGTGATGCGCTCGACCGCATTGCCAATCTGCGCGTCGGTCAGCGAGTGATGCGGGTTGAATGTGACAACCACATCCATAGAACTCTGATCAGATGCAGGCACCGCGGCTCCGTCAACGGGAAGAACTTTCATGCTGATGATGATCGATATGTGCGACATGTCTACTCCTAGTGATCCGAAACCGGGATTCCACGCCTGGCCAATTCTACCTTCAGATCGTTCCAGCGCTCCTGCATCACGCGCGCCTCGCGTTCAGCTTTCGATGCCTCGTGCATCGTCAGAATGGACAGACCGATACTGAATCCGGCGATGACCGCGAGCACGATGATGAGCGGGACCAGTCTACTGGATTCGATTTGCACGACCGACGCAGATTGATTATCGGTGCGAGGTGACGCATACAATCGCATGTCATCCTCGTCAACGTCGCGCACGTTCGCGCTCTTCGGTAATGTCATCGCGAATTTCATTGATCTGCTTCTGCAGGTATGCGACCTGATCCGCAGTCGCCGGGGCCGGCCGATTCTTCATGTCGCGCACGTCATCGCGCATCGATATCAGCATCGTGAAAGTACCAATGCCGCCGGCAGTCAGCATCACGGCGACAATGCTGAGGAACCAGTTCAGCAGGTAAGACAGTCGCGGATCCTGAGAAGTCTGGTATACCCGTCCGCCACGCGCTCGGCGTTCGTCGGCCTCTTCGTCTGTCATGGCGGGTGGGCGTGTAATGCTCATTTCGTATATGATCGCGCAACCGATGCGAAACGCCTTCCTACGCTACCTCTACACATTCCAGTGCATTGCTGGCATTCCGATGGCGATAAGGGTCGGTGCCTCAGAAGGATGGCTTGGCGCATTGTTTGGATTCTTCGTGGTGCTACCGGTGACGATGCTAGTTGCCTATCTTATGGCGCGGCGCGATACACGACCACCGGTCAAGTCGCCACCAATGACGTTGGTCAGAGGATTGAAGATTGCACTCGGCACCGTCGTCGCATTTTTTGCGCTGGTCGGCATCATTAAGGGACTGATGATCCTCTTCGGCTGAATCATGGCGCGTTGCCGTACACAGGCGGTATAACACTCTCGCCCATCATGCCTTGCGATCGAACGTAGGCGGCGCCAATGTCAGTGCCGAGAATCGGCGCGAGCAGGATCAGCTGCCGCTGAGAAGGCGGCATCTTCGCAACCATCTTCAGCTGTGCGCGCTTCGCTGGATCTATCAGCGCCTCGGTCAACGCGGTTATTCCGTCCTCCTGCGCCTTGCGCTCAGCTTCATTTCGCAGTGCCTGCTTGGGTGTCAGGATCCACTTCATGGTGTTGAGCGCGCGTCCTCGTAGTGCGTCGGTGATCAGTTGATTGCTAGCGGTCGGCGATCCGGCGACACGTGAGGCGCCCAGTGGTGTGCGGGCAAGCTTCTCCGACGCCATCATGAGGTCATCGAACACCTCTGTGGCATCTGCGGGCAGCATGGCTTTTGCATTCGCTTTCTGCGATGGCGTACCGATCACGGCTTGGCGAAACTTTCCTGCCGGGTTGATCACTTCGGCGCCCTGCGTCTCGCGCATTGCTAGATTGTATTTCTGCGCGAGCCATTGACGTACCAGTCCGCGATAGGCATCTGGATTGCTGTGCGTCAGGCCGCCTTTCAATATCGCGATCTGATCCGGCGTGATGGACGGATCGTTAAAAATGCGCGCCGCTGTCTGCGCATTCTTAGGATGCATCTTCGCCAGCACGCCAATCATGCCATTTTCCAGTGGCTCAACACTCGCGGCTATGCCCTGAGCATAGGCAAGACGCGCAGTTTGCCATTGACCGTTAGATAATCCATCAAGGCTCTGAACGAACTCATTGCGGCGCATCGTAAGCGCGCGAGTTTCTTCGCGAGAGCCTTTTCGTTTGAGCGCAGCAATCTTGTCATCGAGTCCGCGCTTTAGATAATCCAGATCACGCAATGACGGGCCAGGCTCTACAGTTGTTTGTGCAATCAAAATTGGCGTACTCATTCCTCTGGAGACCTCCTTGCTACGCTGCATATACAGCGATTCCAATTTGGCAGTTGAAGCTGTTGGATTATCCTCGAACAGCTTCAATGTTTTCGCAGCCTGATCCAAATCCTGCTGCGTGGTTGCATTGCGTAGCAATGCTTGCGGATCTACAGGTTTTTTCAATGGCGCGGTCGATGCAGTTCCTTCCAGCACTGCAATACGTCTGCCTCTACGCATGGCTTCCTTGAAGTAAGGCAGCTGCATGTACTCCAATATCTGCGGATCTGATACTTCAGGAACCGCTTCATACGCCGCGCGATATAACGGACGCACCTGTTCGTAAATCCCCCGCCTAGTCGCTGCAATCACTGCCTGTGCTGCGCCTATCGCCTCCTTTCCGGCCACCTCCGCCGGTTTCGCCGTCGCCACCATGTTAAGCACGCGGTTTGTCGCCGCATCGAGTTGCCCTGCGGTGATCTCATCGCGTGCCTGCAATACCTCGGCGACCTTACCCGGATATTTACCCGCGTAGTCGCGCAGGCCCAGCAGCATACGATCCCCGGACGCCTGCGCTAGATCCAGATCGATGCCGGTACGCGTCTTGATCAGTGCCCGTGTCTGCTCAGCCGCGCTCATCTGGGACGGCGAATAATCGACGATGCGACCGCGGTTCATTGCGCTCGCGCCTAACTTGCCCAGCATGCCGCCCACCGCAGTGAGTCCGGCCTCGGTTGCCATTTCCTTGGCCACGCTGCCCGCTGTCGCCGGCTCATCGAAGAGCAGTTGGGAGACACCGCGCTTGAACGCCCGCCCGCCCGCTGCGCCGGTTGCAGCGCCGGTGATAGGTTGCCCCTGGGCAAATGACCCAATGACGGCGCCGGCCATCTCAGGGGCCGCAGAAGCCGCCTGGGCGAACATCCGCGACCAGGGCCCTGAGACCAACTGCAGCTTGCCCTTGTCATTCACGTACACGGGGCGCCCCTCGGCGAGCCCGACTCGCTTGATGCCGTTGGGGTCGTTGGGGAATAGCGCTCCGGCGATGATGCGCAGCTTCGTTTGATCGTCAGCCGGGATAGCAGCCTTCAGTGCCGTGCCGAAATTCGCCTGCGTCGCATCCTCTGGGCGCGGCATCATTGCCGGTGGGCGAAAGGTGGGCCCACCCGGCAAGCCCTCTCCTGGAATCAGTTCCTGCCCCATTGGCACCATCGGCGCGCCCCCCGGCGTGCGCTGAATAGGCTGTGACGCAGCCGAGCGCGCCGCCATGGCATCGTCGAAGGTGATTCGGCCTTGTGCATCTACGGCCGGCCGCAACGCATCGCCGAAGGTGATCTTATCGGGCAAGGCCGAACTCCTGATTGGCGCGCCTCACGGCCTCGGCCTTTGCCTCTGGCGTGCCGCCGAGTTCCTGCCAGATCTGATTCGCGCGCTGCTCGTAGACGGCGTCGATGCCTTCCAGCGGCATTATCTTTGCTAACTGTTCAGCACTTTGAATGCCGATGCCATTCTTTATCGCCCAGTTCGCGCGCAGCATCGCACGAGATGCATTTTTTATCGTCGCTCGTGCCTTAGCTTCGAATTCCGCTGGAGATAATTCATTACCAGTAGGTGCCGATTTTGACAAACGATCATATTCAGCCGGAGAAATGGCCGCTCCGGAGAGTTGATTGAGATACAAGCTCAAATCATTTTTCAAATTCGACTGAAATTCTGCATATTGACTCAAGAACGCGCGTTGATCTTCCGATACATTGAGTCCAGCAAAATCCTTGACACGCGTAGTCCATACTTTCGCCAAACCTGAAGCGCGCAAGAATTCAGGGCTATATTGTGCGAGCGACTGATTCAATCTATCCAGTCGATCGGACGATTGAATAATCGTCTCTTGCAACTTATTCACGGTCGGTTTCGTCAGTTCTTGCGGCCCCACCCCTGAAGTATCACCGCCCATCTCCACTACGGTACCGTCAGGCATCGTCACGCTCATGCCCTTGCCGCGCGGCGCATAGGCCGGCTGTTGACCCACGGCCATCTCCTCGGGCACCAGCATCGGCTTGCCATCCGGTCCGACGATGGCCTTGAGCTGTACTGGCTGACGCGGCACCACGGGCCCGCTGACCTGCCCCACGGCGCCCAACTGCTGAGCGATCTGCATGGCTTCTTCTGGCGTCTGCGGCTCCGGCAAGCCGAACTGCTGCAGGGCTGCCTGCGCATCGGGGTTCGTCCGCATCAGGTTCCAGTACGCCATCGGATCCGAGGCGCCGGACAGGCCGGTAGACAAGCGCTGCGCGACGCCGCCCGCCTGCGTGCGCTCGGATCGCTCCTGTGCCTTCTGCAACCGCTCTTCCTGCTTCTGCTGGCGCTCCTGCTCATTCTTCGCGAGCGTGCTGCGAAAAGCGGTATCCATTGCGCCGGCATAATTCTGTGCGGCACCCTGGTAGCCCTGGAACAAGGATCCTCCCAGCGTGGCGCCAGGACGGCTGGAAGAGCCCATCATGCCCAGGCCCATCAGGAGCAGGGCCTGGCGCTGGGCGGCTTGTGCGGCGGCAGGATCGGCGCCGGGCGTCGTCGGAAACAGCTTGCCACCCAGGCCAGTGACGAAATTGTTGAATCCTTCGGTAAAGGTCGGCGTTGCCATGGCTTACCCTCCCAGTGCATAGCCGAGACCCGCGCCGATGAGCGCGCCCCACGGACCGAACGTCGCGCCGGCCGTCGCCCCACCGATAGCGCTGCCGGCGCGATTGCCACCTGGACCCGTCGTTGCCTGCGTGCCGCCGAGGCCGCCCGCTCCAGAAATCAGCCCGGAATACTGCTGCGCCGTCGTGAGTGGCAGATTTTGGTAGTAGTTCCAGCGCGCCATCTGGTCATCCAGCGCCTGCTGCTGGAAGCCCTGCCCCCAGTTGGCAAACTGCGAGGACAGTTGCCCCGGCAACGATCCGGCGGCGGCGAGCGTCGGGAACATGCCAGCGGCGCGCAGCGAGGCATCGGATTGCGCGCCCGCCAAAGTCCCGCCGAGTTGACCCAGTCCGAGTACCTGGTTGCGGTAGGCGTTCTGCACGTCTGCCGCCTGCCCTGCGCCCTGCAGTCCGAGCCCTGCGCCCTGCAGGCCTGCCCCGGTCAAGTACTGCGCAGCGCCTTGCTGAGCGCCTAGCGCGCGATTCCTTTCTGCCTCCGTGATCGTTGCGGCATTCTGCGACATGCGCTCACCGATCTCGGGCAGCACTCGGTTGAGCGTCTTGATGCCGCCGGTGGGATTGCCCAGGAACGTGGCGCGCTGATTCAGTCCCGGCAGAATGTCCTGCTCGAATTGCCGCAGGATGGGCGCGTTCGCCGCATCGATCGATCCCTGCAGGCTGCCGTAGTCGGGGGTGCCAGAAAGTGCGCGCTGAAATGCCGCGGTCGTATCCATCCCGCCCGCCGTCTGCAGGTTGGGCTGATATTGCTGCGGATTGAAGGCGGGCGCGCCGCCGCCGAATGCACCCTGAATCTGCGAATTCGCGAACGGCGAGAGGCTTTGCGCATAGCCCCCGAGCGTGTTCTGTCCGGTGAGCGCGCCGGATACCGCACCGGTGGCCTCACCAAACCTGGGCGCCTGCGCGCCGCCGTAGACCTGATCGGCGTAACTGAGTTGCGTGTCCCAGCCGGCGAGCTGGCCCTCGGTCGGGCCCAGGTAAGTGGCGCCTGGGTAGAAGCCCGCGGGGTTGTTGGCGTAGTTGTAGCCACGCCCCATGACATCTCGCAGGTAGGGCTGTGCGCCGCTCCAGGGATCGGAGACCTGCATTGTCGTGTTGCCGCCGCCGCTCATGCGCTCACCGGACCGGTGGGCGTGCGCGGGATCTGCATGCGTCCGAGACCTGCGTATTGCACTGGGATGCCGGCCGTAGATCCCCCTGGCAACGGCATCTGCTGCGTCAGGTACTCGGCCGGCACCTGCGGGATACTCCAGTTCGGCTGCTGGAATGGCCGCATTGTCGAGGCCATCATGCGATCACGGATCAGTGGCATACCGCCCAATCCCTGCGGGGCGGCTGCGGGCAGCATCTGCGGCATCTGGACCGGTGGGGGCGCAAATGCGGGTCGCATTCCTGGCCCCGGAATCGGCGGCTGTGGCGGAGCAATCGGGGTCGGCAGCGGTTGGCCAGGAACCGGAATCCCGGACAGCGGTGGCGACGGATTAGGCTGGCCGGTCAGCGGGTTGATTTGGTCAGAGGGCTGGACGCCGCCTGGCTGGCTGTTCAGGCGCACGAAATCGCGCGCCGACATATTGTTGTCGGCAAGCCAGCGCTGATAATCCTGGATCGATCCTGCGCTGGCACCCATGAATGTGCGCCAATCCAGAAAGCCGGGCAGAGCGGGAGCAGGCATTGAGTCAGCCCTCCAGGGACTTCCACGCGTGCATCAATGGCAGGGTTTGCCCACCTTTTCGCGTCGTGAACTTCGTCCAGCCCGGCCGACCGACAAAGGCGATCCTATCGCATCCGCGAGCGCGCGCCCATGCTTCCAGATGGGCCGTTATGACATCCATGTTTTTTCGGTAGACGCCATGTCTGCCGGCCAGCGCAATGACGTTGGCCACCACGTGCGATGGGTACTGCACGCGCTCCATGACGCAGGCGGCAATGATTCCGTCATTCTCGGTCATCACGAATAGCTGTCCGAATTGCGCAAGCAACAGCCGCAGAACCCCGTCCGCGTCCAGATGAGGATGATGCTCAAGCGCCTGGGCGAGCATCGGCTCCACGGCCGACCAGAAATCCGTCACCATGTCGCGTGGGACGTCGTAGATACGCATTTTACAAAGCGGCCTTTCGGCCACACACGAGCTGATAATCGAAAAGGTACATGACTGCGTTCGAGCCTCCGGAGCCATGATCCACGTAAACGTACGGTTCCAGATCAGAGGTCGACGGAATGTTGGTTGATGCTGTCACTTCGAAATAATTGCTCACGACACCCCACAAGGATCCGTCACCGACTCTACCCTCTGTGCCAGTTGCTGCATTGTCGTATTGCTTTACTTTTGCTGTCACACTTGATGCAGATATAAGCAGAGAACAGAAATTTATTCTGTCAGCCGCCGTCGTATTGCCTAGTGATGTGATGGTCGATGTGGCCGCGGCGCGCGTGATCAAGCGAATGTTGTCATCGCCGTGAGTGCCGAAGTCCTGTTCTAGCAGGATAAAATTATCAGCATCAAAGTATAAGCCGACTCGCCAAATAATACGTCCATCACCGGCATTGGTGTAGTTCGTGCAATGAACCTTCGGATTCTGGATCGCGCGCACGAAACCATTGCCCGCAAAATCCCAGCGCAGCGTCTCGCCCGGAGCACAGGTGAAATTCATGTACGGCATCCACTGCCGATTGTTCGCAGCCGCGCCAAAGATGTCAGCGCCGAATGCGGTTACCGGCGCTCCCGCAACTTGCGTTTCCGTCCAGTAAGGCCCGCGACCACCCAGTGGGAACCAGCGGAATTCGAGCTTTCCCGGCCCGTATAGCTCATGCCGCGCGTCATCAGAGGTATTGACGCTGGTCTTGTCGTAGTACTCCGAGCCGCGCGAACCACTGCGATTGTCTATGCCGGTGTCCGTGATGTCGGTCCCGTACTGTGTCGTCTGCCGCAGTTCGCGGAAATCATTCCCCTGGCCGGATACCGACAGCGCAACCTGATCCCAACAGATGCCAGACCAGCGATTGCTGGAGCCGGCGACGACAATCGTGCTTCCCGTGTTGGCCTCGATGGCGATGTTGCTGAATCCGTTTCCGTTTGATTGTTCGTCGAGATCAAACGGATACTGGACATCCATGAATGACCCGCCATGGATCGTATTTCCATTGCAGTATTCCAGCACCTCATCGCCGCCGTGCATGTACACACCGCGAGCACCGAAGCGCACGCTGAGCATGCTGGCCTGCATATATTGCATGTAGAACTCGTCGCAGTCGTACTCGACACCGGTACCGAATCCATACGCGTCGAGACGAATATATAGACCATCGAACCACGGACGAAACCTGTCGCCCTGCGTATTACTCGTCGGAACCAGCTTCACCGCTGAGCTAGAATAGTTGGTCACGCCTTCGCAATTGATGACGCAGTTTTTGACCTGCCCGCCTGGAGCAATGCTGAACACAGGAACGTCTGCCAATGCGCCGATCTGGTTCCATTGGAAATCCAAGATGACGCCATTGGGAACACTGATCGTGCTCGCTGTCGCGGTACCGCGCGCGATGATGATGGTTCCGCCATTTGCCGATGTCGCAGATATGCGCGAAGCGATGGCGTCATGATCATCCGTTCCGGTGCTGCCGTTCCAATCCAATTCCGCACCGTCGCGGCGAACATCGTTGTCGGGATATCCATAGTCCACCGGTATGATGCTGGCATTGCGTTCTGCGTCAGTGCGCGGAAACAATTCACTGCCGATACCTTGCTGTTCTGTGAACGGCGCGATCCGATATAGCTCGCGATCCACGTAGGAGGGAAGTTCGCTAACTGCAAAAGGAGATGGCGTGGGCTTGTATGGCATTTATCTCATGCCATCAGGATCGAATTCCACATCGAAGCCTGCAAGTCTCCAGGTGTTCGTAACGACGGTCTCGAACTTCAGCGACAGCCAGCGCGCCGAGACGCGGCAATCTATCTTGTAGTCGCTTCCAATCGTGAATGAAAAAGGACCGCTGTATGTCACGGCGCCATCGATCACCGTGCGCGCGCCGACATAGACGCGAAACGTATCTCCCGACGTACCGATGATCTTCGGGAAGACTCTGCGGATGCGCTTGATCGAGCCGACATCGCGTGTCAGCCCGATGTTAGCGCGCTCGACGTAGGCCGTCATCGTGGTGCCGTTGAATGTCTCGCCGGTATCGGCCTGCAATGCCTGCTTCGCCGTTCCGCGCCAGAGGACCAGGCGCTTGCTGAAGGGCGTGAAGGTCGCCTCATCGAAAGTGCCTTCCTGATCGTCGAAGGTTCCTACGATGCCATCGAACGTCAATTCCGATCCGATGACGATACCCTCATGTCCAGAGGCAACGCCGAATCCCAACTCACGCACATGAAACGTGTTGTCGGCCCAGGACCATACCAGCGCGAGATTCGGGAAGTCGTTGCCGGTCTCAGGGAAGCAGATCCACATCTCGCGCTCACGATGATTCGGCACGACGAAAGAGCGCTGAAACCGTGTGGGACTGATGTTGTTGAACAGCCAGCGGCGGATCTTCTTGTCGGCGACTGACGTTGCGATGGAGCCGTCGTGCACGATGATGTCCGCATCCGTCAACACAAAGTGCGTCGCGCCGAACGCCTGCACGCAGTCCTCGGTGAGTAGGCCGGCTTCATTGAACAGCTGGCGGAAGCTGAAGACATCCAGCCCGCCTACCGGCTGCATCAGGTACGTCGAGAAGCCCTTGTAGATGATGTTGTTGCCGCGCATTGGCAGGCAATCGACGATCTCATCCTCGGTCTCGCCCAGTTCCGTGATGCCAGCTTGATTCGTCGGGTCCGTGTAATCCCATGACGTTGGGAGCGCGCCGAATGCAGCGGCATCCGACCAGCGCAACAGGCGCGGATTGTAGACGCTGCTCTGCGTAACGCGCAGCGCGATCAAGAAATCACCGAAGGGCCGAATGACGCGGCAGAACGTCGAAGCCGGCCAGTTATCCAGATCGCGAACTTTGTTCGATAACCCAGGCGACCAGCGCTGCGGCACCGCGTTCGTATCGTTGAGAATTAGGTACCCATGGAACTGCCCGCCGGTGTAGCCGATGTTGATCGGGCAGTTGTACGACGCCGTGCTGATCTGCGAATGTGTGGTGCCATCGGTCGCGTACAGGATTGCTTCGTTGCCGTAAGCCCAATAGCTCGTGACGCCATCGCCGATGGGCAGTGCCCAGATTGCAGTGGATGAGAGCGAGCCGAAGACAGCCTCATTGCCCTTGGTTTTTTCCGCGGAGTCATCGCGAAAACGAACGTTGCGGCCGTCAGAGAACAAACCATCCGGCAGGTTGTAATTCACCTGATCAGGGACGATCCCACCGGAGAGCTTGTCGATGACAGCTTTCATGCAGGTACTGAATTTGCTGCGATACTGTAGTCTGCTGAATCAAGCGTCGCACTACCCTTGCGCCGAATAGATATTCTCCAGGTACCGCTGCGCTCTGACGGACCGGCAACGCCTTGTAAAATCCATAACACCGCGCCCTCCAATCCGATCCAAGTCCCTGTGTCGGAAGATCCGGCAGTTGGACTATTTCCTGCCTGCACATCCAGACGAATTTCGAAAAACTGACCATAGTCGGTGATATCGGCCGCGAAATTAGACCACTGTGGATCGCGATCCGTGACAGAACTCCCGGTGGGGTAAGTGCCGGTACCAATCGCGGTCTGCAATTGACCTTCGACGGTCAGTCCAATGGAAGCCCATGGAACAGTCGGGCTGGCGATGCTCTGGCCGAAACTAACAACAGTCAGATTAGGCGTCATGCCGCCTGGGTTGCCGGCCAATATTGCTTGCGTGGGCCCGGCTGATCCCTGCGCGCATAAGCATGCGGCAATTAGCACTGCGAGAATTTTCCTCATGCCGCGCGCTCCACATCCAAGAATCCAGTTACGTCTATCAGCTCCGGCTCGATCATCCACGTAAGCCCAGTGCCCGTGATGATCCACGCTGTTGTCGTTACTTTTATAGCTGTGGCCACGCCATTCTGCGCCAGCGTGCGCGTGCCTGTCGTCGTCGTGCCGCCGAGCGTCATTGTGTCGGTAGTGATTGCAATCGATACGCTGTCGCTCGCCGAATTGATGAAAGTAATAGCCGTTCCCACCGCGTAGGCAACTGAAGAATTCGCAGGAATTGTGTACGTATCGCCTGCGCCATCGGCGGCAGCGTGATAGATATGCTTGCCGGCATCGGCCAGCACCAGTGGGTAATTTCCGGTCTGAGCGTTCTGCGGAATGCCGCGGAATCCTATCTCGATGCCTCCGTACTGAACTGATGTTGCCGTGAGGTTGATGCTATCTACGGTTGGGCCTGTACGATTGATGGCAATGGCATTGTTTCCAGTGCCATCCGCATCGGTCCGGCTGAACAAAGTCAGTTGCCCACCCAGAGACTGCCAACGCCAAATTCGTTCATCGGATGTGGCGTCTGTTTCGTCAAATGTTATTACAGGCGCTGTGCTTTCGAATTCCGGCTGTGCGCCACTACCAGTGAAAACATTCGCCGCGGCCAACTGCGCGAACGCCGCTGAGCTTGATCCGTCGAGCAGATCTGCGTCCAGTCCACTCCCGCTACCGTCATTCGCAGTCGTGAAAAGCGTATTGGCATTCCACGTGATCGCGGTCGAGGCCAGCGCAACGGAGCTTACCGTCGGGCCGGTACGATCCACTGTGAGCCACGAAGCGCCAGCGGCATCGGCATCTGTGCGAGTGCGTCCCAGTAGTTGCCCAGCCGAGGCTGCAAAATCATATAAGCGCTCGTCCGCTGCGGCATCGGTCTCATCGAAGATCAACCTCCATGCGGCGTTTTCTATTTCCTGGCTCGCCTCCGTAAACACGTTGGCGACGCTGGTAGATGCCGCGGCACTCAATACCTCATCGGTCGCAGTAACGGCGCCATTGACGTTCGGGAAGCTCGTCTTTAGCGCCACCTTGATGCAGCGCAGGTGATCGTCCGAAGTACTCGCCAGATCAGAGGATAACGGATTCGTCGATACCAGATCCGAGATGTACGTGCACGGGGACTCAAGCCCGGCAATCGCTCGCAGCGGCAGGAATGCCACCGCAAACACGATGAATGCCAATGAGCCGGAAACAATCGCTGTAATCTTCTTCATAGGAATGCCTCGATCTTGCCACTGCTCTGCTCACGATTGGCGCGGCGCTTCAGCCGGCGCTCAAGCGCGCCCGCCATCTGCATGCAGCGCTCGCCGTCTGCTACTGCTTCCGGACCCTTGATGTAGTTGATGAGGATGTCCGCTTGAGCGTGCAGGCGAATCATCTGCTCACCCTCGCGCAGCCAGGCGTTGGAGAAGCTGTCAGACGCCGAGAGCGAATTACCGCTGCCGTCCGTCAGCACGCCGCCTAAGTCGTACAGGTAAACCATCTGCACCGAATAGGTCTGGTCGGGGGGCGGGTACAGCCGCATCTGGCGCTGCTGGATCGCGAAGTCGATCGGCTCATCTGAGAGCGACGCATCGCGCGCCTTGTTGTGGATCCACGGCCAAGGCCGTTCGCGCAAGGGGCGAACCTCGTTCGTCGACAGTTCGAGCGCGACTGCGTCTACTTCGAGCCAGTCGGCCGTGAGCGAGGTGTACTCGGAAGTGACAGTAAAGGTCGTGCGCCGGGAGTTGAAGCCGAAGCGAATGGCTCGGTAGTAGTGTATTGCGTCGTCGATGGCTTGCCGGATTCGGGAGTCGTAGGCAGTGCCGCGGTCGAGGTCGGTTCTGATTCTTGAGATGACGGTGGAAAGGCCGGACATTGGATTCTCTCTCGTTCCTGAGCAGCGGCCTTCTGCGCAAGAATCTGTCGACGACGCATTATCTAAAACCTTGATGCTTCAAAAACGGCAGAACAGCGGGCTTCTGCTTCCACTTCGCATGCACCGAATCTCCCATGAGTTCTTCCCAGGTGCAAGTCTTGCCAGCATAGGCTGCGATCTCTGCCCAGTCAGCGGCGAACTCGTCCTTTGCTGTCTCATCGAAGCAGGGCAGACCCATCGTGAAATGAGCCAGCTTCGCGTCCCCGCCGGTATTGTAGCCCACGAGGTAATTCCATGGCTTCGGCAGCTCCCCGATGCTCGGCGCCCATTCCAGCGTCTGCGGCTTGCCGCTCTGGATGTACTCCGGCGTCAGGCGCTTGCAGGCCGCGCAGTTGAACAGCATCACCGAGGGGCGCTCGAACTGCACCGACACCGTCTCGCCGTTCTTCTGCACCGTCGTGTGTGGGACGATGGAGACCGCCTCTGGCGCGTCCCAGGGCAGTTCAGCGACATCGCCTAGGCATAGCACATCGCCATCGACGAATAGCGCATGGCCTTCGTAGTTGCATAGCCAGGGCACGAGGTACCTAGCGTAGGTGAAATCGGTAAGCCCGCGACGAGTCAGCGGCAGCTGCGACAGACGCAGCGCGGTGATTGCAACCGGTCTGCTGCTGTTTCGCATGAACGATGTCTGTGCCATGGTGTACGCCACCGGCTGGCGCTCATCCATGCCGATGAAGACCCTAAGAGGCTGCATAGCCCATCTCCTGCATGACGGTGTTCAGTTCGGGGTACGCTTCAAACTGCTCGCGGATACGCCGCTCATCAAGCGTGGTGCGAGGTTGAATTGGACGGCGGCCGTTCATGGCGGTCTCGAATAGTTCGCCGTACGGTTCTCGATGAAAGTCCTCGAACCAGTGATCCGGTTTGTACGTCAGTCCGAAACGCGCTCCGATATCATGCTGAATATCGCGCGGGCGAGTGATCAAATCTTCGTAGCGCACGAGCAGCGCGCCGCTGAGCTTCTTGATAGCCGTCCACCATTCGCACAAACCATTTTTTGCGGAACCCAGGTGCGAATGCGCCGAGAGGAAGTAACCGCAATTGCGAAACTTCTCACCATTGTGTTTGCTAGTCAGCAGCGCGCGCGGATCGCGCAGCATGACAATGCATCGATTGGCGTTACGCGGATGCAGATCGAACACACCAGACGGCGATTTCGTGATGCAGCCCTCTTTCAGCTGCGGCAGTTCGCGCTCAAGGAATTCATAGCCCTGCACCGCATAGCGCAACATGCAGTACAGCAATGTGGTTCCTGAGCGTGGGAAGCCGGTCACGAGGATCATGCTGCCTCCCGATGGCATGCCATATGGCATGCGCGACAGAGCCAAGTCACGGCAAGCCGCATATCTCGTGCGTACGACGGGTGGTGCGCCTGTGGATCATGAGCACCGCAGTGCCAACACGCCGCCGGCCGGACCAGCGTGCCGATTTTCAGCGCATGATCCACCGCGGACCTAGCGTTCTTCTGAATCCTGTTCCTCTGCCTACTCTCTGCCATATAGGCACGCCACTTCTCCGGATTCTGCTTTTTCCATTTCCGTAAATAAGCCGTACGAGTCGCTTGAGTTCGTCGAGTGCGTTCGAGAACACAGGACTTGCAGTCCGGACGCAGACCTGGTCCATTCTTGTGGAATTCAGATTCGGCCTTCGTTATGCGGCACTTACTACATACGCGCATAGTAGTGTTCCATCAGTTCCTTTCTTGTGCCCTTGAGATGAATGACGCCTTTCTCTTCTATGTCTTGGCCTTCTACGCATGGTGACCAATTCCACACCTCGCACGGCAGTGGCTTCACGCGCAGTGGCGTCCCCTCATCCGCCAATGTCCATCGCACATACGCCATCCATGCGTCCTGTTTTGCCGCGCCTAGCAGGTCCGCCAGTGCGAGCTGATTGCCGTACCAGTCCTGATTCTTGGGATTCATCTGTAGGACGCGGGCGCGCAGCCAGATGAATGCCTGAATGGTCGCTGGATTCGCCACGGCACCGACCACGCCGTAGTTCCAGGGCTGCGCCTGCGCCATCTCCCGGTCGCCGTTCACGTGGTCGCGCCAGGTCGCATATAGGTCGATTCCAGCCTGCCACGGGAAGGATCGGCGCATCAGGGTATCCGCGTCCAGGAATAGCACCTGCTCGCCCTGTACGGCGTTCAGAATTGCGTCTACCTGCGCGTCGAGGTTCGCCACCATCGCCGGTCGGCCTGTCGCCAGTTGCCGCAGCTCAATCCCGCTACCATAGGGCGCGAGATTGTCGATCCATGTGGGGCTGGCCTCATCGGTATAAACGATGACTTTGCGCTCGACCAGGAACGGGTACAGCTTGCGTACGCTGGCGATAGAGAGCTTCGCTAGGTCTGCGAACTCGGCACCGCGAATCCAGTAGACGAACGATGTCATGCGGTAGCCCTCATCTCGGCAGTTTTCTGCACGAACCATACCGAGTCCGGGCAGACGCCGACCCTCATCAGCGGGAACTGATCGGCCACTGCGCGCATCACACCGGGGAACGTGTGTTGGAAATCGTGGCCGCAGATGAACCCGCCATCGCGCACTTTTGGCCACCATAGCGAGATATCCGCCATCACGCTGTCGTAGTCGTGGGCGGCGTCGATGAAGACGACATCGGCGACAATATCGTTTAGATCACTGGCTGCTTGTGCGGATGTCTGTCGACGCATTGAACAACGATCTTTGTTCATACCAACGTTCTCCCAAAACAACCGCTCGATCTCCTTGAAGTCCCAGTCCTCGTAAGTCTCCGTAGCGCTCTGCGGCTGCGCGGCCCATGGATCGATCGCAACAGCTTGGATGTTCGGGCAGTTCGCGAGGACATGGCCGACAGTGCGACCTTCCTTACAGCCGACTTCGACATACGTGCGCGCGTTGATGGCCTGGCACAGGCCGGTGACGACATCCCAGCGGCGTAGTGGGCTTTGAAATGCGTGTCCCATTATGCCGCCTCCAGTTCGAGGAAATGCGCCTCAAGAAGCTCGGACAGCCGTGACAAGGCCGGTTGCCAAGACTCCCCGCTTTGCCGCAAGAGGCGCACTTTTTCGGTTGGGTACCAGATCCACCGCTCCCCCTCTAAGCCCATGCGCCAGTCCGGCCGGCTCGGCGCCATCACATACGTCGGATGTCCCATCGCAGCGGACAGGTGCGCCACCGTTTGCGTCACGGTCACGACCGCGTCGGTTGCAGCAATCAGCGCCGCGGTCTGGTGATAGTCCCAGTGCCACACGATGGACGGATGCCACACGAAGCGGTCGGGGCCGAACTTCTTGACGATCCAATCGGCCATCGGCGTCACGTCTTCGTAGTCAAGCGACACGAAGAACAGCCGATCATCGGCGAACAGCGATTCGAGCACATCGGGCGGCATCATGCGATACATGCGTGCCGTCGTCATCGTGCCGCCGCGTGTGGCAAGGCCGATGATCTTGCGGCCCTTGGCGATCTTGGTGAGGTGCGCGCGATATTCAGCAGTCTGTTTCTCGGGAGCGATATACCACGGACCTGGCCAAGAGAATTTAGATACGTCTTCACGATAGAAGCGTGCGAGATTGCCGATGGGAACTTTCGCGTCGCACACGGCGGACCAGCCCTTGTCGTTCGTCTTGCGCGTCGGGTAGATCGTGATCGCGTTGCCTTCGCTGTACATCCACGAGGAATTTCTGTGCAAGTACTCCAGGCGCGGATGCGAGTCGAATGCGATGTCGTAGTCGCGCTTCACGTCGGCCAGCATCGTGGCAAACATTAGCTCATCCCCAAGCCCCTGCTCGCCATAGACCAGCAGCCGCTTACCTTTGCCCTTCAATTCCTCATGCAGTTCACGCGTCAGCGGCGGCGGATCTGGATCGTAAGAGCGGATCTCCCGATGCTTGTGATGACCCGTCGCGTACAGCTCGAACCCTTCTTTGTAATGCCCGGCTTCCAGGTGCAGCAGCGCCAGGTTGAACTTCGCCGCGGCGCCAGATTCGGGATGATCCTTGACGCGCTCGCCGTAGGCGATGCCTGGCCACGGATTGCCTTCGTTGACGTAAGAGCCGCAGAGATTGCCCAGGATGTGCGGCTCATCGGGCACATGATCCAGGCCGATCTCCAGCATGCGCCGGCAGTTGGGAATGTCGTTCATGTAGCGCAGACACGCCGCGGCATTCGCCCACACAGCGGGGTGCGGCTCAAGCGACTGAGATTTGAGGAAGCATTCCAGCGCAACGGCGTGCTTGCCCTGCGCCGCCAGTATGACGCCGCCATAAAACCATAGCGCACCGAGATTCGGGCGCTGATCCAGCGCGGGCCACAAGAATTGTTCGGCGAGCTGCGGATTACCCGACTGCAACGCCTTACCGATTTCCTCGACTACTGAGTCGAGCGTGATTGAATGCATTGTTCCTCCGGCCAGGAGTTTTAACTAGAGAGTCTGTCCAGGCATCTTGTAGTACAGAACCAAGTCGCCGATGTGTCCAACAGACATCCCCGACGCGACCATCACCACGTTTTCGTAGCGCGGCATGAAGTCATCCGACAACGAAATCTGCATCGCAAGTCCCAAGCGACGCGACGTGCGATACACCGTGCCGCCGCCAGCGGAGTACGTGTCGGAGGTGAAAAACATATCCGCCGAGGCGGACGTACCCATCTTCAGCACATGCCCCAAGCTTGAATCCGTGAACGCAGAGCCTGTGTAGAAAATTGCGTCCAGCGGGATCGCGCCGTGAGGCAGCTTGCCGATGCGGTGGATGTCGCCAGCAGAGATCGTGACCGACAGCGAGATACGCAGGGCGACAACGTTCGTACCCTTCTCGACCGCCTCGGGCTGTCGTGCGCCGCGCCCTCCGCCTACGTCGATGGTGGCCATTACAGAGTTTGCCCTGGCATCTTGTAGTAGACGATCAGGTCGCCCATGTGCCCGACGCTCATCGCAATGGCAACGCCGCCGCCCATGGTCAGGTACTGGAACCGCGGCATCACATCGTCAGACAGTGACACCTGCATTGCGGTGCCGAGCTGCCGCGTAGTGCGATAGTTCGTGCCCGCCACCTCCGCCCAGGAATCCGAGGCGAAGAACATCTCCGTCGATGCCGACGTGCCGAAGCGCGTGACGAAGCCGGCCGGCGCCGCTGCACCGGGATAGAAGATCGCGTCGATGGGGATAGCCCCATGCGGCAGCTTGCCGACGCGCCAGGTCGAATCCAGCGATGCGGTTGCGCTGAGCGAGACGCGGCAGATCGCGACATTCAGGCCCTTTTCGACCGCTTCGGCCTGGTTCCGATTGGCGTTTTCGAGAGTGACTGTTGCCATGGTTTTCTCTCGTTACGACGTGGGCTCGTAGCTGGACATCGTGATGGCCGCGAAGTCCGAGCCGTTGAACCGGGTCTTGACCAAGCCGCCGATACAGCCTGCCTCGACGCCAAGCTTGTTTCGATAGTCGAACAGCTCCTCGTTCCAGTCGAACGTGTTCTTGCCGTAGCCGCGGCCGAAGGCCATGCACGCGGCCTGCGCACCTACCAGGATGCCGCGTGAGACATCGGCCGTACCGGCAGTTGCACCCACAACTCGCGGCACGCGCGTCGATTCGTGAATGACTGTCTGGTTGTACAGACCTACAGCGCCCGTATAGATCGGGTTGTCGTCCGCATCGCCTGCCTGCAACAGCGCCTGCTGAATGTCCTGCCACAGCGAGGTGCCGGCCGAGATTCGCAGCGCCGTGACCTGCGTAGGGTGAAGGAATGCGACGTACAGGGACTTGTTGCCGACCATGACGGGGCGCATGGTGTTGACGGCCAACTTCGCGCGCTCGCGGGCGCGGTCGAGGATGCCCAGGTGGAAACGGGCCACGGTCGTGGCTGAGAGCGAGGCTTCTGCGGTAGCGATAGTACCGGCCGCCACGGTGGCGCCGATGTTTGCGTAGATCGCGTGGCCAGCATCGGGCGCTGTCGTGGCCTGCAGGCCCGTATAACGCACGTCAGCCTGCGCTGTATTGCCGCTGATCTGATTGAAAAACCACGAATCGATGCGATCCGACCACCAGTCCGCGAGGCCATCCCGGATTTCGTTGCGGATATTGAACGCGACGCGCTGCTCGGACACCTTGCCGTTCGAGCGCACCGCGTGCCGCAGTTGATCGATGGTGATGTTCTGGGTGTAGGTCTCCAGCGCCTCTTCGTTGCCCTCCAGGGTGTTATCCCCCTGAACGCCCGCGCCCGCGAGCTGCTGGCGGATGCCAAAGGTGATGCGGTCGCCCGCGCCCTTGTTCAGTTCCGTCTTGATCTGGATGATGTTGTTGGTGTCCTCACCCATGAACTGAAGCGCGTAGGTCTTCTTCAGTGCTTCCTTCATCAGCTCCGCGGACCAGCGTTTGACGGCCAGCGGCGAATTGACGGGATAATCTGTGTCTGCCATTGAGGCGGCTCGCAAATAGAACTGACGTAACTTGTCCGGCCAACAAGACCTAGCAAGTCACGCAGCGCGAGCCGCGACGATTTTGAACGGATCGGGAACCGTTTGCCCGTAACGATGGGCCACCGAAGATTCGATCCTACCGCGCTATTTGGGGATTGACAACAGCGGATGTGCCAGCCGCCGACTGTGGAGTTAAATCGCGCTGGCCTTTACGGGTTATTCGCCGGCTGCCCCACTCGTAACTTACGGGCACTGAAGTGCCGGCTTCTCCGGCCAAAACGGATCATCGCCTCCGCTTGAACCGCTCCGACAGCGCCGCCGTGAACTCCGGCATGCTGTTACCGGCATCCTCTACCGGCGCGTCGCCACCGCCTGAGCCAAGCGTACGGATGGCGTCGCGGTCTGGCTTGACGGCCGGTGCTGCTGGAGCAGCCGCCGGCTTTGCGGCGTAGCCAATCGTCTTGGCGTACTGGTACGCGAATTCGGCTGGGTTCTTCCCCTTCCCGACAAGCGCCGCCGCGGTGTTCATCTCTTCATGTGCGATGTGGGCGCGAATCTGCTCGGCCGTCGCCTCCGGCGCCATCATCTGCAGCTGTTGCGTGCGTACTGAGCGAATGTGCTCCAGCGCCTGCGGATAGTCAGGCGTGGTCGCAAAGAACTGCTGTTCGGCCGTCTGCGTCGCCTGCCAGACCTGTTCACGCTGTTCACGCTGCTTGACCTGCTCGGCCGTCTCGTTGGTTTTCTTGTTGGCTTCGTCCAGCTTCGCCAGCGCCGCCTTGACCTTAGAATCGACGTAGCCCTTCGGGTCGGCCAGGAAATCCGGCTCCTGTTCCTGCGTGGCCTGCTCAGTCTCGCGCAGCTTGGCGAGCGTCGTCTGATCTGCTGCCGACAGCTTCGGCTGCGCCTCCAGTGCTGTGATCTGCTGCCGCAGCGCCTTGATCTCACCGCGGGCCTCGCGCAATGCGGCGAGGTGATTCTGCTCGATTGCTTCGGGCGTTGGCTTGGCCTCTGGAGCGGGCTCGGGCGCAAGTGCTGGTGCCTCTACTGTCGCGGGCGTTTCTGGAACTGCCGTCGGCTCAGATGCGGGTGCAGGCGCTGATTCGCTGCCCTCCGCGGGTCCGGACAAACTGCTGATGAATTCTGCGTTCGATGACATATCAACCCCCGGCCTTACATGTTTGAATATGGTAATGCGCGCCGGCAACTACCATCGAGCGCTCGACAGAGTAATTGCAATCCTTGGTTACCAAGCAATCCTCATGTTTTCTGATCGCACGCCGAGCACTTTCGCACAACTCTTCTGGATCCGCGGAGCACGCACTTAACATCACCAGTACAACTGTGACAACGTAACGCATATCAACCTCCGGCCAGATGGTTTATCAGCAAAACAGTGCCCCCCACGAGCGGCGGAATAATGAGGATAGAAATCAAAAGCAATGCCCTTGACTTAAAAAAGGAATTCAAGACAATCAGCGCGATTGCGATGGTCATAAACAAGACAAAGACTGCGACAGAAAGAAATTCTGCATTCGTTGACATGTCACCCTCCGGCCTGCGCGGCCCCAGCTTCGGCCGCAGTTTTTATGGTCTGTGCTTGCACGAGCGCGTCGGAGATCGGAGTCGACTGCTGCTTGAGCCCCGCCTCGGCGATGGTCGCTTGCGCTTTTGCTTGATTGAGCGCGGCAGAACTTTCGTCCTTCGCGATCACAGCCTGCGCGCCGCGCTGCTGCATCTGTTTGCTCTGTTCCTGCTCCTGCTGCTGCTGCGGTGTAGGCTGCAAACGCTGCTTCCACTTCTGCGCCAACTCAGCCGGCAGCGGTGCGTAGTCGAGTACCTCCGGCGGAATCGGCAACTGCGCAGACAGCGCCATCGGAATGATCTGCTGCAAGATCACCCAGACGCGTTCACGCATGTTCACGCTCGTCGGAGCTTCGTCGATGATGATGTCGTACTTACCAACCAGTTTGTCTTTCAACATCGGCAGGTACTTCGTGCCCTGCGGCCCGGAGATGCGGATCAGCTGTCCGTCCGGTAAATATTCACGCACCATCGACAGCATGAGTTTGCCGGAGCGCTTGTAGTACAGCCTCATGGCGTCGAATACCCAGGCCAGGATCGCCATTGCGGCCTGCTTGCGCTGCGCCTCCAGCACGCCGGGCTGCTGCCGATCGGCAAGACCCATCAACTCAGGATTCATGCCTGAGGTGAGCGGCAAGAGCGACAGCGTGAACTCCATCAGCCTATCCATGCCTTGCGGATACGGCGCTGGTGGCTTCGGCTGTATCTTGCCGCCCGCAATCGCGCCTGACGCGGTATACGTGATAGCCGCCGGGTCGGCCCAACTCTGCTCAGCCTTAACCGGATCTTCGAAGGCGTCCTCCTCGGCCATCAGTCCGCCCTTCGCATTGACGGCGATGGTGTACAAGATGCTCGCGAAAAACTTATTGACCCAGCACTGCGGGTCTTTGATCACGCGGCCGATGCCGTACCATGTATTGGTGTTGCGATCACGCTTGCCGGTGATGCACTCGTAGGTAAAGCCGCATTTCAATTCCTTGACCTTGCCCATCACGCGATCACCGCAGATCCATGCGCGATAGTACGCCTTCGTCGTCATGCGCTCGACATCGAACGGCGTGCCTGAACGCTCCAGTGCCTGCTTGATGTCGCGCCACTCCTTCCTCGAGAAGATCTGCTTGAGCGGCTCCTGGCCTGGAAACGTTGCCGTTACGCTGTAGACGATTTTGTTGCGGCAGAACTGATAGTCGGCGACGTGGATCTTGGATGGACCGGAGTTGCCCGATGCGCTCGATGAGCCGTAGTCGTGCGGAATCGGAATACGCTGCGGGCTGCTGTCACCCGACGCCAGCGAATTTGCGCCCTCCAGGTTCTCAGCGTCCTCGCCGAAGCGTTCCTCGTATTCGTCCATCGTCATCGGCTTGATGCGGATCTGATAGCGCCTGTCAACCAGATTCCTGCGCCGCGCCATCGGATCCCATTTCATTTCGATAGGATCGCGCCGTTCCTGGGCGATGAAGCCAGCTTCAGGATCCTCCGAGTCATCCAGGAAGTGCTCGACCCAGCCCATGCCTGTAAGGAACACATCGCCAAACGTGTCCGTCTCTTCATCCTCCGCGTCGCACTGATCGCGGTTCCAACGCACCGTGCCGGTGGCGAATTCATCCACACCGACATCGCCCATCTCGCGCGGATAGAAGCGGATCTCCTGTCGATTGTTGATCTGTAGCCCAGTCACGGCATCGACGTACTTGTTCACCAGATTGAACGTCGTCGCCGGATATGCCCCTTGGTATTTCTCTTCCAGCCGCGCCAGATCCTCCGGACTCCACTGATGACCCGCCTGCAGGTCGTACAGTTCGCGCGCCTCGGTGCGCCAGTTCTGTGAGTGGATTTCAGACTCTGAGTTGCGCCTCTTGAATTCCTCCAGCACCTCATCAGTATCGAATCCGGTGGCGGTGGGTTCGTCGGTGTTCGTAGTTCCGTAGGCCATCAGGATGCCATCCAACCAGAATTGATGCGCTTCGGCGCATATCGATCAGTCGGCCGGCTGATGCTTGTCATTGCGCGTCCTTTGTGAATCGTCGCCATCGTACGTGTCGAGTCGGCTCCGTGCGAGGCCCAGTTATGCAGCGGGCGGGGCGCGAAGACTTTCGCCTTGTCGTCCCATTCCTTGCTGTACTCGGTGAGACACGAAATCCCACGCGCGCATGCCTCCTCGTCGAACCACATTTGCGGCAACATGCGACGCACTTGCTCGATGCCGTCATCCACGTCGAGCCTCGGTGCTACGACAATCGGCCACAGGCCTAGCGTCTTGCACACCTCCTTGCGACTCTTGCCCGTGCCAAGTTCGCGCACCTCGATATCGTGCGGCATGCCATGGCGCAGATAACGCACCTCACGCGGCGCCGCCCAGTCCTTCAGCCAATTCGCGTAATAAGATAAGCCCTCTCCGGTATTCTCGTAGTACCCGACACATCGGATCTCACGCACGACGGTCTGTGTGATCCATATAGACATCGAATCGTTCATACCTAAGTCCCACCACGTTTCACAATCCACGCCGGGCTCCACTGGCACCTTGCCAATGCGGCCATCCTTCCATGCTTGCGCCATTTGCTTGCCGTAGTAGGCGCCAGGATTTGCCGCCTCGAAGCTGCAATAGAACTCCTGCTGGATCATATCCTCTGACATACCCGCGGCGCGCTCGGCCTGAATCGCCTGCGCTGATAACGCACCGGTGTCATCCACGGTAAGGGTCTGGCAAAACCACTGCGGATTGCGCAGCGCCATGCGATGCAGTGTATATCCGTGGTTTTTCCCGCGCGCCGTATAGATAAACAGCGCCCAGCCTCCGTTCTCCGCGAGGATCGGGCGCAGGTAATCCCACGCGGATGGATCGGACAGCGAGTACTCGGAGAACACGATGCCGATAGGCGATGAGCCGACGAGCTGGTTGTAGTTGTCCGAGCCCACTACCTGCCACGTCGATCCATTCAGGAAATCAATTGCCATCTCGTGATCGCGCGTGCGGCGGCGTATCTCCAGCGGAAACGCCTCATCGATGCGCCGCTTGCCGGTATGCGGATTGACGGCCTCCCAAATCGCTTTACGCGCCTGGTTAGCCTTAGGCAGCATATGCCAGTAATTTCCTGCGCGCTCCATCGCCGCAGTTACGGCCCAATGCAGGGCAACATCATCCTTCCCCGAGCGCCGATGCCACACCGCTGCCGCACGCTTGCCGCCGCTTGCGAGGTAGCGCCATAACGCGTCCTGATACGGACGTGTATGCCAATTATTTGGCAGTTGGATCTGCACGGCGCGTCGGGTCTACGATTTGGATCGTGAGCGGTGGCATATCGTCGGCCCCGCCGACAGCCAATTTGTCGCCGTACTTCTTGGCTTTGAGCTTCGAGGCCACCCATTTGCGGGTATCGACTCGCAATCGCGAACGCTGGATTGCTTCGCCGTTGACACGATATCCAGCATTGTCTTCTTCGTGAACTTCCATCCAATCATTGCTGCCATCATCGGCGATATCCATTATTTCTTCTACTAATGCGTCGGCTGATTCTTCCTTTGCTTTCGCGTATTGGTCGCAGAAATCTTGATGAATGCGAAGCCAGCGGAACACTGACGCTTTATCGGGCATGTCCTCTTGCTTGCAAACGGTCCGCAGAGAAATGCCTTCGGCTAGCTGTGCGCAGATGCGGTCCGCTAGTTCCTGTGTGTAATCACTTGGCCTGCCCATCGATTTGGAATCTTCCGCATCCAATGACCTGATCTGAGATTGCGTCCCAACTTGCTGAAATTGTCAAGTTTTTCTGAATATTTCCATTTAAGGTTTTCCCCTACGCCTGATTCAGGTCGCTGTGACCGGTCACTAGGCGTACAGTCTGCCCATGGTCGCTGAGGTAGCGGCCCCAACCGGCACCGGGCACGCCTGGGCCGCTTACGACGAGGCATAGGAAAATGAGTAAGCAAACACTGCAGCAGGCTGTGATATTGGCACGCACCGGAAAGAGCCGGGATCTTTCGATGGCGGCGCGAATCCTGGATCACAAACCAGAGGGCAATTGGGCGGAAACGCAGCAAGCCATGCGTGAACTACGCGGCTTTTTGCCGCTGTCGTCGCAACGTGCATATACGTGGCAGGAATTCGTGGCCGCTGTCTATCGGGTAGATCACAATCCAAATGCCGCCGGCACCTATGTCGCCCGCTGACCATGCCCCAATCCCCCGCCACCCGCAAAGCCGCCGAGCGCGCCAGAAAACGCGCCGGCGGCCTGAAGCGCGTCGAGACATGGCGCCGCCCGCCGAGCCGCGCTGTCACCTGGACGCTGCGGTACATGCGCCAGGAGATCGCCCATGGCGCAGACATCACACTGACCCCCGAGGACGCTCGCGAGCTGCTGGCGTATTTCGGAGCGTGGGAATCACCTGCGCACCGCGCCTAGCGCAAACCCGCGCGTCATCGCCTGCGCGGCGGCCTCGACCTTATCGCCGTGCTCGCGCATGTACATCACGATGACGGTGACCTGATCTTCGCGGCACAGGCCCTCGATCATGGCGAGGCGGCGGGCGATGAGTTCGGGGGAAGTATTGCGCGGCCGTCTCATCCGAATTCCTTCGCCTCCTGGCACTTCGCAACTACGTAATTTTTCTTGCCCGCTGTCCACACAATCGGCCCAGTGACACGGTAGTAATCATCCCCGATGCGCCGGGTCGCATCGCACTTGATGCCGGCGGCAATGGTTCCGGCTGTGCTGCCGAGCTTCCAGCCGAACGTGGTGTAGTTCGGGCTGGCCATCCACACCAGTCCGCCCTCAGTGAGCAGCAGCGGAGGTACGGCCGTAGACGGATTGGAGACGACACTGGGCTCTGATGCCAGGCCATCGATGTAGTTCGTGATGACGCGGTAATAGTTGGTCCCGGCCACCGCAGAGCGCTTATAGGCCATCGTTGGCGCAGCGATGGTAGTCACCGCGGTCCAAGGTCCTGACGCAGCCTTGGCGGTCTCAATGCGGTAAGAGACGATTCCATCGGGAGGGCCGCCGATCTTGTCGTAGTTCCAGCTGATGCAGTCTGCGTTCCATTCACAGGAGGCCGCGTCTGCTTGGCTCGGCGCCGCCCAGAAGCACAGTGCGCTCAGGACGAACAGCAGGAAGGCGGGGCGTACGTTCATGTCGTTACTCGTTCGCCGACGGCAAGCAGCGCTTCCATGGGCGTGGTTGGTTTTGGAACACTCCAGCGCTCGCAGAATTCGTTCTGCACCTGACGGTCCTTGCGAACCGGCGCTTTAGGATTACGCTTTCCCTGCGCAGTCTTGACCTCCAGCAACTTCATCTGCACTTGGCCGTCTACCGTGCGCTTGAGACAAAGCAAGTCCACGGTAAGCTTGCGATGGACCTCCCAACCAGCTTTCTCCAGCGCTTGGACGATGGCTGGCTCAGACTTGTCGCGCTTGGCGTTATGGCCGCGCCACTTCATGCTCGCACCTCTGTTCCACAAAATGTTTCACGTGCCGTCTTCCCGGCATGGTGCTTGTCGCAGGTGCTTTCCAAGTCAGAACGGCTGTAGCCAGAGCCAAGATACTTACCGCGGCGCTGGCCATCCTGTCGCTTCGCCCAAGCACGATAAAACGGGCCGTGTGAGTTGTAGACCCAGGTCAATAGGTATCCTTCATCACTGACTGAACGGCCGCAGTGATCGTTGTCGTGCCAGATCATGCCGCCGCCTTTTGCGCCTTCGCATGCGCTCGACATACTTCCCGAGCCGCTTCTGTCGTGGGTAGATTTACGGCGAGATTTTCCTTGCCGTGCCAGCTTTCGAATGCCGCGTCAGGGGAATCGAAATCGCCGCCGATGCTGCACACGGTGTAGGCGCCGCTGCGTTCGTGGTAGGTCACTTGCCGAATCCACGCAGCGACTCGCCGAACTCAATCACTGGCGCTTTATGCTTTTGCTCGTCCTTCCACCAATTGAACTGCGTGCGGTAAACCTCGGGTGTCTCGCGCTCCAGCGGCGCTCTAAAGCCGTACGGGGCCGCTTCACTCAGGATAGGAATCCATTTCGGATCTTGGGAGCGGCCCTTTTTGAATTCACAGCCGTCCCATTTATTTTCAACAGACTTGCGCACCCAAATCCTGAATGCAGCCTGCCAGTCCGCATACATGCGGCCGTGAGCAAGCGATGATTCAACGAACTTGTCCAAAGTGCCCTCTATGCTCACTGTCGGGTATCGCTCACTTACAAACTTTATCGTCTTCTCGGTTAGGGAAAATCCATCAGGAATTGCAGTCATCGGCGCTGATTTCTTTGGCATGTCGTTTTCTCGATTTGTCGCCAGTTTCTTCAGGCAAAAGAACATCTTTGAGCCTTGGGACACCCGGAGTTCCGGGGGCCTGCCGCTTTGGCTCTAGCGTCCTTCCTACCCACTCCCAGTACGAGGCGACTCGCGAAAACTGTTCGGATCTCTGCATCATCCTGATCCCGAGACGGGCCCCATCGGCCAATGCACAATTTGGCGGATGTCCATTCCCCGATTTGAAGCGCCGCGCCTTCTGGTTACGCACCGCTCGCCCCGGCTCACAGGGCGTCGCGAATCGCTGTTGCCGTCGTCGGCTACCTGCCTCCAATTCCGGCCCTGGCAGATGGGCCTTGAGTCCCGATCTAAACTGATAGACAATGCCTATTGCAAATCTTGTTTTGATAGGCTCTTGTCTTGATCAGAACGCCTCGTTGGTACTCGCCCACGAGGCGTTTTTCTGTCCAGCGCCGGGGATCCAACCCCAGCATTTCAGTGTTTTCCCAAGGGCCGGCGACGTTCCGACCCAGAGCGCCGACTGGCCAGTTACCGGCCTGAGCCCAGTCGGTTGCTCGAACCTCACTTCAAAATTCACGCGCATCAGAACCCCACCCCAGGCTGCATGGGATACAGCTCCCGCGAGGGAGGGCGCGTGGATTGGACTGGGGTGGGGGCTGACATCAGGCCGTCTCAGCGATCTGCGGCCACCGGACGGTAACCGGCTCATCGAGCGCTGATTTCTTGAGAGGCTTACCATCCAGCACGTGCCGCACCAGCATCGCCTCAAGCCACACATCACGCAGGCAGTAATCCACTACGCGGCCACGATTGCCTTGCTGCCACCACACCGGCGCCATTGCGCCATTGCCAGATTTGGCGACGCCGAAGACGCTCTGCATGATGTTGTCGAGCGACCAACCACCATGCGTCTGCCACACGAAATTGTCGGGATCGAGACCAATGGCCAGCCACACGCCTTCGAGCACATCCAGGTGCTGCGCCTGGTCCACCTCGACGCCGTGATGCTTCAATAGCGGCAAATCAAAGCGGCGCGTGTTGAATCCCGCGGTTGGCTTTCCCTGGAGATACGCTTGCAACTCGCGCATTTGGTCGGCAAAAAAGCAGCGCGATAGATTCGTCTCGGTGTCGAAGGTGCAGGCCACTGATATGCCCATGCCGGCGAAGTCTCGCCAGCCACCGCAATATTCAATGCCGGCCCGCTGCTCCTCGTTTCGGCCGAGAATCGCTTTCTCAATTTCTACGTCGATAACAATCACGCTGAAGCTCCTTCATGCCGAGAATTCATACGAACCGCTGCCATTCTGTTCAGCCGCCAAATGATCTGCTTCACCTCGGAATCCTCCCCGACACCAACTGCGTTGCTATTTCAAGCACGCGATCTTTCTCAGCGAGCTGCTGGCGTAGCTCGAATATCTGCCGATCCTTGTCATCCATGCTCTTGCGCATCGATGCCAAGTCATAGCCGGCGGAGCAGTTGAGCCACATCAATACAGCGTCGTTACCCACGACTTCGCAAAAATGCAGTAGATCGTCGGCCGGGAAACTCATGTCGCCGTTCTCGATTCGAGACCACATTGCCTTGTCTTTGTCGAGCGGGCCGTAACAAGCGATCCCGAAGACTCCTAGCCACCAGCCGCACTCGCCGCCGCACGCGATCCCTTCGGCGCCTCTCCAAATAAAAGCTCGTCAGTAGAGAGCCCTGTTTCTCGGGCGAGAACTTTCAGCGAGTCGATGGATGGGTCCGTGATGCCGTTGATGTACTGGCTAATTGCGCCGGGCGTGAGCGAGCAGCGGTCCGCTAGCTCGCGTTGCGTCACATGGTTGTCATCGAGCCATCGCTGGAGTCTCTTCATGGGCATGACGATAGCGCCCCTAACGCATATGTGCAATAGGGCCGCTAACCCAATCGGCGCGTCTGCCACGGGAGCGTAAGTAATACTAATGGGCACTGTTGTATTGCTTCAAAGATTCGAGCCCGAAACTCGGGCTTCCACTGCGCTTGTAAATCCATAGCACCTTCCCTGGCCGACGCGGCCGAATGTGTCGCGACTCGCGGTTTGCCATTTATTTTCATCTTGCGTTAGTGCCCCTATTGACTCCATGCGTTAGTGCCGCTATCGTCCCTCCCACCAGATCGATGCGCACCTGAGCGGCATCGGGACAGTCAGTCAGACGGCCACAGCGGAGATCCGATGAAAATCGAAATGACAAGCACTGTCGATATCAGCGTTGAGTTACTGGCAAAGCTCTTTGCCGAACTCGACGACGACGCGCAGTGCAAGTTCTTTGTCGAGGCGGCGAAACACGGTGAGCAGTGGGGCGAGTTCAAAGCCGAACAGCAATGGCAGCGCGTCGGCGGACATCTTCGCAACTGTAAGTGCTCCACCGAGGCCGCACGTGAGTTGATCCGCTCCATTGCCTACGCGATGGAGAACAGCAACCACGGTATCGAACCTGTCGATGAGTCGCTGGCTAGCGCGGAGCTGAAGCAAGCCCCTGCATTGGGTGATGCTGCGAAAAGCCACTATGTCAGCGACTCGCTTGTCGCAGCCTGATCCACATTCGCACAGCGGCATCGGCAAACGAACGGGAGGCGGGCAATGCGAGCGAACGAAATCGAATGGTCGCGCGAAGACATCCTGATGGCGAAGATCGTGGTGGCCTGCGTCATCGTGCTGGTGCTATCCATCGGTAGTTGCACTTCCTACGAGGTGTATTCGGACAACGCGTCCGTTGTGGAAATGGTGAAAGCCGGTAGCGACCCGCTCGCCGCAAGGTGCGCCGTCAGCCCCGGCGATACGGTCTGCAGCGCCGTTGCGGCCAAGCAGTAATTCACTCGAACAGCGGCATCAGGAACAACGGGAGACGGGAAGCATGAAAGCGGAACTAAAACAGAAGTGGGTCGAGGCGCTGCGAAGCGGGAAGTATGTGCAGGGTACGGGCGTGCTGCGAACGACCGCAGACGAGTATTGCTGCCTCGGCGTGCTCTGCGATTTGGTCGACCGTTCCGCTTGGGGGGTGGCAGAAGAGATCCTCACTTGTGTCAATAGTGAGGACGTTCCCAGGGTTGCCTACGACTTCCATTCCCATGGCGATTCGAGCCACTACAGCTTGCCATTCAGCCTTGAGCTTAGTTTGAAATTGACCGACACAGTACCGCTGATCAACATGAACGACGCCGGCGAATCCTTCGGCGCTATCGCCGACTGGATCGAGCAGAACATCCCTGCTGACGAAAGCACCAAGCACGGAGCGACCTGATGCGCGCCCACCTCCAGTACCACCACAACCACGCGTGCATCGTATGGCTGGATAGCAAGGGTGCCGGCTACCCCATTCCCGATACGCGCAGGGCGTGGCGAGTGACGATTTATCGGCGGCCGAAGTTAGCGCTGGGAGTGACGCGATGACCGCGCGCAACTTGGAGCTAGCAGCCGCCATCGTTGGCCGCATGGCGGCTGAGTGTGCTGCCGACCTGAGTGACGCCGAGATCGAGCGCACGCTGGGACCGTGTGTGTGCGGCCCAAGACTCATCCGTCGCGCGAAAGAATTTCGCGACCAGGGTCTGCTCACGTGCAAATGCGATCCACAGCCCATGCCGCAAATGGCGTGCTGCCCGGCATGTGAAAAGCTCAGGCCGCAGTTCGAGAGCTTCTAGGAGCAATCCCATGCCCACTCCAATCCAGCGCCGCGCCATCACCGAGGACCTGAATCCCAATTGGGATGCGGCCGAGCACTCCCTGCGCAGCGCCATGGAAGTCATCGACTGGTGCGGCCCTGAGCACATCGAGCTTGCCGGACTTCAGGCACGCGACCTGCACACCGCCATGTGCGAGATGCCGGCGGAGCGTCAGGGGCCGGCGGATTTTCTGGATGTGGCGTGCGCGCTGGCGGCGGTGACGAGGGCGCGGCCGAAGGCTGTGAATGCCGATCTGCTGGATGCGCTAAGAGAATTACTCGCGGCCGAGCTGGCGCAGTTTCCGCCGCATGAAGCCGGCAAGGAAGCGCAGGACGCATGGTCGCATCGTCGGGCAGCGGCGAAGAACAACGCCGTAGTCGCCATCGCCAAAGCGACCGGAGCGCAACCATGAGTCTCGCCGCCAAGCTATCCAACGACGCCGTGTATTGCGGCTTCGTCATCGGCCAAGCCGTCGAGCGCCGTCGCGCATGGATGGAACGCGCCCGCGAGCACATAGGACTGCGTCAGGACGCAAAGGCGGCGGCATTGGCTGTTCGATACGCGCGCGGCCAGTCACGCAAGATCGTTGAGCAGCTGCGGTTGCTGAGACGCGAGGCGCGATCTGTCGTGACCGCGCGCTACAAACACGATTGCCTGGCCTGTGTGTACCTTGGTCAGTACGAGGACTACGACCTGTACGTGGACGCGGGTATCGTCGTTGCCCGCTACAGCGGCAATCCTATCGATTACGTGACTAGCTATTCCGGTGCCGCCACTCACCCCGCTCTCGTGGAAGCGCAGCGGCTGGCGAAGGAGCGCGCATGAAAGCAGCCATCCGCCACGATTTCGCCGGCACCGCTGCCGACACAGCGGAAGCAGGCGATATGAGTATCACCATCCTCCCCAACCGCAAAGAGCGCGAGTCGGCCAGGGCCATGCAGGCGCGCGGATATCTACTGAGCAACGTGCACGGTCGCACGCGGATGCTGGTAGTGGCGCATCGGGTGAGCCGTGTCATGACGTTGCCTAGCGTCGAGGATGTATTTGCATTTGCCAGGAGGCCACAGTGATCAAGCACACGCACACGAACAGACCTGAGTAGGAGAAACACATGGGCGCTGACCTTTACATCAAAAACATTCGCGATCCGATCAAGGCTGTGTGGCAGCCGAAAATGGATGAGGCCCTGGCGCTTCGCGATGCCGCTCAGGACGACGTTGCGCGGACGGCTGCTCAGAAGCTCGTGGATGAAGCCTACGAGCACATCTGGGGCGGCGATGGTTACTTCCGCGACAGTTACAACGGCACAAGCATCCTTGGCCGGCTCGGCCTCTCATGGTGGCGGGACTTGGAATATGACGTTGCGTATGACAAAGCGTCCGGCAGCTATCCAGGTGGCAACAATATCTCGGCCGAGGCCTGCAAGCGCTTCTTGGATAAGGTCCGCGCGGCTGGCGAACCAGGCGTAGCCACCGAGTCGGAGCTTCAATCGCGACACTGTGCAGTCGATGACGGCGAAAACAACGTCGAGTCGTGGAACAAATATTTCCGCGAAAAGCATACCCGGTTGCTCGCGTTCCTAGAGCGCGCCATCGAAAACGGCGGCATGTACGCGAGCTGCTAGCCATCGCAGGAGAAAGGATCAAAGCTATGCGCACCATCAACTTCAGCCGCCACAACGCCCTCCTGTGTACTGAGGACTGCTCATCGCTCGACATACCCGATGCGATGTCTTGCCGTGCGCACTACACGGTAGAGCGCAAGCATGGCAAGGCATTGGCGAACATCTGGCACGTCGAGCGGGAAACAAAAAATGACATATGGGTCCATGACGATTTGCCGACGCTGGAGCGCCAGGCGCTGGAGGCGCATATAGAGCGGCTGTTCGATGAGGACGATGCAGAGGATGCAAGGAACGTGCGGGAAGTTGCGTCTGGTTACGTATGAAACGCTCGTGGAAACATCTACGTTGCAATAGAGAGGCCTGAATGAACGCAGTCACGGAATTCAAAGCGCTACCGCGTACCTCGCTGGTTGCGCGCATGGCCGAACGCTTCGGCGTAGACCCGGACAAGATGTTGATCACGCTGAGGGCGACAGCTTTCAAGGGCGACGTGAGCAACGAGCAAATGATGGCCTTGATGGTCGTCGCCGAACAACATGGCCTAAATCCTTGGACGAAGGAAATATACGCTTTCCCCGATTCTCGCAACGGCATCGTCCCGGTGGTCGGTGTGGATGGCTGGTCGCGCATCATCAACGATCACCCGCAGTTCAACGGGATGGATTTCGAGGAAGCCGAGGATGGCTCGCGCATAAAATGCACCATTCACCGCAAGGACCGTGCGCACCCGATCAGCATCACGGAATGGCTTAGCGAGTGCAAGCGCGACACTCAGCCGTGGAAGTCTCACCCACGCCGTATGCTGCGCCATAAGGCGCTCATACAGTGCGCGCGCGTTGCGTTCGGGTTCTCTGGTATCTACGACCCTGACGAAGCCGAGCGCATCGTAGAAACGATCTCTGTAGACGCTAAGCGTATAGATCCGCGCGGCGATCTGTCAGGCGTCGATAACGAGATGGTGATGGACCGCTACTCCACCATTGTCGATCTACTGAACCAAGACAAGGAGACGCACGAGATCGCAGAGGATTTGCGGCAGTACGAAGCTGAGTTCCTTCAGCCTTTCGCGGAACTGTATGTGAGCGTTCTCGACAAGCTCGCGCGCGAGAAAATCATCACGAAAAGCAAGTGGAAGGAATACCTGAAGATCAGCCTGGACCGTGGCGAGACTCACACGTCATGAACGCCAGTCGCCGCGCAGGCCGGCCCCGCAAAGTGACGGATGAAGCCGTGAAGCGACTTCTGGAATGGAAGCCGTTGACCGAGGTTGCGCGCGAACTAGGCATCAGCGCAAAGATGGCCTATGTCATCCGCGGCGGGCGATATTCATTTAAGCAGCCGAGCCCGTAATGGACATCTTCCTTACCAAGACACTGAATGGACTTGCTGCCTCAGATGAAGAGGGTAAGCAAGTTCTCAAGCGCTGGAAGATCGGCGAGACGCTGAAGTGCTCGGTGAAGAAGCCGCGTAGCTACAAGAATCACAAGCACTATTTCGGGCTGCTGAATCTCACCTATGAGAATCAGGATCGGTACACCAACTTCGAGCACTTCAGGAAAGCAGTGCAGATCGCCGCCGGGCACGTTGACGAGCTGATAACCCTGGAAGGTGAAGTCGTACTCATTCCAAAGAGCATCGCCTACGACGCATTGGACGAGATGGAGTTCGGAAAGGTCTTCAGCGAGACGATGACCGTATGCGCCAAGATACTTGGCGACCTGGATCTGCGCGAGCTGGAAAACGAGGTGGCGCGCTATGCGGCATAGCACCTCGACGCCAACCAAGGCCCAGCAAGCCCGTCTCGACGCGCTTCACGCCATGCCCTGCATCGCATGCACGAAAGAAGCCGAGTTCGCCAGCAAGCGCGGTGAACTTCGTCTTGGCCAGCCAGGAAAAACTGAAATTCATCATCTCGTTGATAAGGGTTATCGGATTCACTCAGGCGGCCATGACGCGACGCTGAATCTTTGTCGC